AATTGCACCAATAGCGCGGAGCGAGGCCTTAATTAAGCTACTGACTAGCATTTATATGCCCAGTGATAGTCTGAATCAGGCTGTCACTGTTGTTCTTATGGTGCACAGGCGCACCAATCGCTTTGCCATACTGATAGAGCGATGCCGCCGACATTGACTCTGGGTCAGCGCTGAACGTCTCTGTTAGAGCTTCTGTAGCACTGGTGATGTTATCAAGACTATCGCCTACCATTTTATTGAACGCGGATTTTTCAGCCTCGAACTCAGCACGCTCATCAGCCAATGCCGCTTCACCATCTGCGACGGCTTTAACTCGCTCGTCAATTTCAGCAGACAAACTGTCAAATAGTGCCTGGTCAGCATCTTCATTTTTAACAGCCTGCTCATTAGTCTTCGGGAATGGAGTATCGCGCCACCCTTTTTCTTCTAATTCTTTAAGCAAATCATTACTCATACCAAAAACTTTTGCACCGTGTTCCACGTGGTACATGCAGGTTAAGTTCGCCATTGGAGTGTTACTCATCGGTTTTTGTCCTCAAGATAAGCGAGGGGGCTGTCCGGCCCCCTCTCGGTTTTAACGGTGATATTATGTAACGGTTGCGCTAAATGGTGTCGCTTCAGTGCCAGTTGCTGCACCAATCACATTAACGAACCATTCATCATTGGCGATATCAATCAGATGTACGATTGTCCCAGCAAGACCGCCTGTAGTTGAACCGTTAAACGTGATGGTATCGGCAGTTGCTCCGGCCTCAAAAAATACTGAGGCATTGCCGCCATCCTGACCAAGCAACGCATTACCCTTCATTACATCGTTCCCAGTCACTTTGATCGTGGTCGAGTTTGACGTGATGCTGGCGCCCAGAACGAACTTATACTCCTGCCCGGTACCTTTCGCTTCTGGCAGTGTGATTGCCTGGCCAGCAGCTCGATTGAGTGTGATAATTCGAGAAGGCAAACGCGGTGTGATGCTATGCACAGCCCCTGTTAGATTTGTTCTTTGCATGATATTTTCCTCTGAAATATTAACAACAGTCAGCAAGCGGCATTTCTACCGCCTGCCGATCACTCCGTGCGGTTAGGGCTGAACGTCTGACCGATCAGACCACAGTCGATGCCCAAGCTCTGGGTAGATCGTCTTAGTCGCCCAGACGGCATCAATACGAGTGACCTCCTCGTGATTATTGATGTCGTATGCCCCGGTCATTGACAGGGACAGTCCTGACTTCTCATCTCTAACGCGGGTCTTAACCACAGCAGACTGCGGCAACTCCAGGTCAACCATGGCAAGTGCGAATGCTTCGCGATTGAAGAGGATGTTTTCGCGGTATTCAGTATCCGCCGCCCCGATTACGGTAATTGCCGCATTGTCAGCCGGTGCATTTGATACGTTCTGGTACGCGGATAGAGAGATAGTATTCCCCTCGCCATCAACCGTCGTTAGTGAGCCGTCGTTAATGGCTGGGCTAATCGAAATCGACTTCGAGCCAGCGACATCGGAAATATCAGTCCTGACAACAAAGCGCTGAAGCCTACCTGTTGATGCGTAATTCTGAGGATTTACCTCATAAACACCTGCAATCGTAAATGTATCGCCCTTGTTAAGGCTTGACGATCCGCTTGCCCAACCATCAGTATTGAGCGTGTTTCCAGTCTGCCCAACGCCATTAACGAGTGGAGTGCCCGCATACTGACCCACTAGGTGATCATAGGCATTTGCTGAGCGAAACATGTCATACCCAGCCAGCGGCCCCATGTAGTCCTTCTGCACCGCTTGTTTCACCATCTTTTCGTTGTAGATGGCAGTGATCGAGTTATCAATGATAGCGCCATCGAGCTCGTTCATTACCGCGCGACAGGTGCCATCACTTGGTACGCCGACTTTTTTCTGGTACGCCTTCGCGTAGTGGAAATTAGCGCGCGCAATAGCCGTTCCCGGCGTACCTGACCCATAGAAAATATCTTTTGCGAGGAACGCAATGGATCGGTCAATCTGGTTCGCAAGCTGGCAAATGCCAGACTTAAGGTAACGTTCGCTAAACTGACTCAGTGACAGCGTTCGATCTCGAACATTAACCGATAATGCAAAATGCTCGTGATTATTTACAACGATAGGAATCGTCTGATCTACCATGGGCTGCTTAACTAGCGTTCGCCCCTTTGCGGTCTTGGCCCTGTATGGAAGCTTCATATTGATCGTGTCACCGGTCTTTGCGAACCGCGGCTCGAGATCTCGAAAGACCAGCGACGCAAAGACTAGGTCGTTTTTAAGAAGTCGTAGAGATTCTTTGACGATAACATCGTCTGTTAATAGGACGTTATTCGCCCCTTGTTTATTAGGCATTACTATTTACTCCTACCAGAATGTTTTAGAACCAATTTCCGCTTTGTTTCGATCGTCCTCAAACTCAGAAAACGACTTTTCACTGTCAGTTTTCATCCTCATAGAGCTTCCTGACTCGGTTACAAAAGGTTCCGGGGCTGTGGTTGTTTTTTGACTGGGTTTTTTATCACCAGCAATTGATTTCAGAATATTATCGACGCGAACAGCTTGTCTCCGTGGTGTCATGCTGGAGAGTTCTGTTAGCTTCTCTGGGTTTTCTGCCAGGTAGGCTGTTAGCTTGCCCGGCTCATCTGTATCTGCAATTGAGATGACGACATCAGTCGTAAAGCTTAGATCTTGATTGTTATTGATCTTCTTCGCTGTGGCGTCATCAATCGCATCTCGCACGATATTACGTGCGTCTTCGAATTCATCGTTTACCAGTATTTGATCGGATTGGCCTTCCTCGGGATTTGCTTCTTTTTCTTTATTCAGCCGCACATAATCGGCCTCAGCTCGTATGAAATCCTCATACGAGTCATAATCATCTTGCTCGGGCGTCTTGTTCTCAAGCGCATCAATCCGCGCTTTCAGTTGTTCATTTTCACTGGAGAGGCTGGTGTTTTTGTTGCGCAATTCAGCGCGCTGCCCCTTCAGTCGAGTGTTTGCTTTTACCAGGCCGCTGTTTTTATCTGGCTCTGGTTCACTGGTATTTTCCTTCTTCTCATCGCCTTCATCCTTTTCAGGTTCTGGCTCGGGGGTTGTTTCATTGCCGTCTTTTTTATCAGCATCGCCTTCAATTTTGTTTTCAGGCTCCGCATCTTTTTCAGGCTCTGGATCTGGCTCTACAGTAGGAACATCAGATGTTACCACTGTAAAATTATCAGTTTCGTCTTCCGCAGGCGTAACCTGCTCTTGAGATTCGCTTTCGCTCATTTTGGGTAAATCCTTGTTGGTTGTTTTTGGGGTTACTGCTGGTGTTTCATTTGGCTCATAAATTCAGACATCGCTTCGACAACGAGACTACGCACGCGCGCAATGAACTCGCTATCACCGCCCATAACTTCGATCTCTTCTAATCGTGCCTGTGCTTCTGCTGCCTTGGCCTGCGCTTCTATTGTCTTTGCCTCGGCCATAGCTATATCAGCTTCCGACTTCTTCATTGCTGCCTGAGACTTGGCCACATCAGCTTGCTGCTCAGGCGTTGGCTGGGGTTCCTGAATGCCCAATTCCTCAACTTCTTCGGGTTCCAGCAAATTTGGCGGCATGCCTTTTTTAATGCGCTTGGCAATCTCTTTTGCTTCTGGGAAATCTAGCGACGCTATCAACTTATCCATAACTGATTGACCAATACTAGGCACAGCCTGGATGAGTTTAATCAGCGTTTCGGCGATCTCTGCTCTCCTGGTCGCATAAGAAGCGCCAGTCTTAACAACAACGTCGAAGCGGCCCGTATTAAGGTCATGGACGGTATATTCTTTACCTGTATCTTCATCCTTTACTGTTTGATTGATGTGGACAAAGTCTCCCTCACCATCGACAAACGAGATACGAACAACACGTGATGAATCATAAAACTTGGGGATCGTCTCAACACAAATCTTACCAATACGCCTAATAGCCATCGCTCGATTATCGATGAATTCAAATGACCCGGTATCAGATTTGTTTTGCTTCGCAATGATCGCCTTGCCAGACGTTTCAGATCCATTGTCACCAACAGAGGCCTCATACATGCCCATAGTTGACCGTATACCCTCAGACATCGACATAGCCATGCTGATTTCACCGGCTGGTATTGACGGTGGCGTGTCGCGCATTGGCCTAGCTCCAGATGCAGTCTCGTCATATGGTAGATAGCTGTACTTCGATTCGTTCGCCCTGTCCCAGAATTTCAGGTGGTTTTTGATCGCCTTCCATGGTGCCAGATACGGCGCTTTAGGCATTAACGCAACACGTTCAGTCGAGGCCGTCATCCAATAGTTATGAGCACGTTGAGCATCTAACGAGTGCCTGATTGCAGAGTTGTAGCGACGGTCATCACCTACGCGACTTTCTTTGCCCAGCACCGGCACAATCGGTATCGTAGTCCCCGGCCACTCGCGCCGTTTCTCCAGCACAGACCAGGCGGTTATTTTACTCCAGAAAACTTTATACCCATTCACCTTCCGGCGCTTTGCAACCATAATGCCGCGCTCTGCCAGCTCATCCAGAATTTCTTTTACATTTTCCAACCAAACGACACGTCCATCAGACAGCCTCAGCAGCTCGCGCTTCATTGGCTCGCGGACAAAATACTCTGCTGTTACAACACTGCCCTCAGATAGCCACCACTGCCTGTCGTCTCCAGTAACGTGATCTCTTAGATCGCCCTTTATATTACCTGGATAGCGCTTATCGAATTCTGCCCTGGGCATCCTATCGAAAATGAATCCCCAATTAGCATCAGACCAGTCGGGCTCGTTGGCCCGTGGATCAAGGTAGACAGAGAACGTGTTGGGTATCTGCTTGATTCTTAGCGCTTGATCAAAAACATCATCTGCCTGATATTCTGACAGCACGCGTAACCAGCCAATACCACCATCGACACTGGCATCAAATGCCCGATCATAATGAGCACCAGCATTTGATTCATACTCGATGTTTCGAATCATTCCCTCGAAAACCTGAGCGCCTGTGTAGTTCTGCTTGCCGGAGACGCTGGCATACTTTAGACCCTGATCATCATCAGTCGCGAGAATATCGATTGATGTTTTGTTTTGTCGCTGGTCACCCTTGATCTGGCTGAGATACTGCGGAAGCTGGTTTAGCGTTAAACATGGCCGCCCTTCTGCTTCACGCTCCAATCTGACCTTTTCCGGCCACTGGTTATCACCGTTAGCAAAACGCAAATCAAACTCTGAATTCTGATAGATGTCGCGCCAGAACAACCCACCGTCGCGCGCACGCTCCCGTGCTTCCTTCAGGATGTCCTCTTCAGTGTTCCCGTCACGGGTATTGATTGGTGCTTCTTCTTTCATCATAACTTATGACCCCATCCAGCCGCCGGAGGTACCTCTGCTGTGACTTTCATGGTGACTGGTTGTATCATCTGGATCGTATCCTTGGGCGAACTGTTGAAATGCATCTGCGCCATTACTGGCCCAGTCGTGATGTGGTGTTTTTTGGTATACATCATCATCTTCTTTGTATTTGTAGCGATAATTACAGAGTGCTTCAAAACCCTTTTCAGCTCGCTTTGCCCTGGTGTTGAGGCTGCTTGGTAGCCATTCAATGTGGCCGTCACACTCCATGTCAGGCGCAGAGTCGGCACCTTTATGAAACCAGCAGCTAGCGAATATATCCCTCGCCATCTGAATTGCTGTGTTCTTCTCCGATATTCGTGGAACGATTTCAATTGGATCAATACCGCCATCCTCGAACTGCTCCTTGATATTGCGCTTCATTCCCAGCCGGTCATGATCTGCATCGTGCGGCATGTAGTGCGTGCCATACAGATACCCAGCAGCTTTTATAAATCGAGTGTAGTACTCGACTTCCTCTAATCGCCCCTGAAAATAGTCAATGAATCGATACTCCATACCAACCCGCTGCATAAACCAGATTGCAGTTTCGTCTTTCTTACCCAGGTCAGAAAACGTATAAACCTCACAGTTTTTCTGGATTGGTATGTTTAGCAGCCTATTGGACTTTTTAACTGCTGTTATTTGCTTACCAAAGACCGCGCCTTCTGCGAGTTCTTTTAATTCGCCCCCCCAGATATGCAGGTATTTTTCATAATCAGTCGCCCTCATGTGCTCCATCTGACTGCGGAGCACTTCCGGAAAATAGGGGTTATCGCGGTACGATGCTTTAATAACGAGAGCACCCGGCGGCGGCTCATCTACTACAAATATCTTATGGATGTGATCAAATTTAAACCGCGTATTGTATGACGCCCATATTTCAGAGTCCGCTTTACGAATAGTTGGATCGATAATATCCCAGCTACCCTCTGTTAGATTGTGAGCCTCTTCAATCCAGCATATATCAATACCCTCTGTTGACTTGATTTCTTCGGGATTGTACTTAACACCCAGAAACATAAGCTCTGTTCCGTTTATTCCATAAATTCCCTGCTGCTGGATGTCGTAAAAACCGCTGAGCCCTAGATTATTTATCTGATCTGTTAGCAGTTTATGAACTGACTGTTTAATAGATTTTTGCAACTCGCGCGTACAGAGTATGCGGAGAGGATTTTCAACCCCCCTTAATAGTAACTTCCGGCTTATTGTCCATGACCTTGCAGCAGCTCTACCGCCATACAATATTTTATATCGATGCGGATCATCCAGGGGCTTGTAAATCTTTGGGAACCTAACGACCATATCATTCATAAATGATCTTTATTGATTCTGGGATCAGTGGCTTACCATCTTTCCCTGTTATCTCCCTGCGCTCTTTAAATGCATTTACATCCACATGCTTACCAGTCATTTCGAGCGCTTTTAATTTATCGATAAATTTGTACTTAACTATCCGGCCTATTTCTTTTTTGTCATCGCCTGCGCCTGCGTACAGTTCTTGAACGTCCGCAGCAGTCAGCATCTGACGCCACACCAGCGGCCAATCATGGATGTTTATATAGCAGCCCGTGTCGCGATCAATGATGTCACACGGATCTGCATCCAGCATTGCCCCCAGGCGAATTAGAACATCATCAGCGTCAATCTTAGTCCGCTCAGACCGTTCCTTTATTGCCCATGCAATAGCGCCTTGAATTTCAGGCTTATCCAGTAGCTCAACAGCGCGACGCCTGACATGTGCGCCTTTATAACCAACTGCTTCAGCTGCTCGCCTGCCGTTAAAATCCTTAATGTACTCAAGAACAAAAATATACCATCTGTCTTTTTTTTTCTTGAGTGATTCTAGTGGGTTTATTCCAGCATCGACCTCATTGCTTTTCTGCATGGGATCTCCATAAATCGGCTTTCGCCTCGGTTTAATAAAAACTACTCGACGGCGCTAATCTTGGTTCCTCTTCTAACGCCAAAATATTCGGGCTGATTTGCTTTTACTGGGATTCCAGCCAGGGAAATCGCGGTCGGGTCAATACCCAGATCAATAAACCCATCAGCACTAGACTCAATGCGGACAAACTTAGTGGCACTACCCGTTGCAATCGACTGCCCAGCAGTAGCAGTAAACGAAATAACCTGTGATGCCTCTGCGGGCTCCTCACCCGCCTGTATAACATTACCGTCAATATCACGAGCTAATCGAGTGTATTCCCTGATGTATAATTCAGCCATTACCTTATCCCCAGTTTTCCCACGTTTGAAATAAACCTACGCCGCACGCTCCCAGCCCCGACCCCAGCCCCGCCTGACTCGAAATTGATTACTCTCTGCTTCCAGTTGCCATCTGAAATATCTAGCCATTGAACAGTGGATGACCCTGTTAATTGATCTGTTTTTATAGTTCCAGTGGGGCCTATCAGCGTGTTGTTGCTGGTATCGTAATAAATCTGAGACCCGTCAGCA